CCGAGAATCTGTGAGGTCTGTGCGTTGATGTTGTCCTTCGTGCGGAGTTGCGTGATCTCGTCGGCCTGCTTGTCGATGATGGCCTGCATATCGCGCTCACGGGCATCGCAGAACTCCTTGATCATGGTGGTTTTCAGGTCGGCGATAGCATCCACCTGACGCTGGCCCTGTGCGTTGATGCTGCCCTTCAGGTCGTTGGTCTGCTCGATGGTCTGGATGCGTCCCTCGTAGCCCTGCTGGGTGGTCAGCAAACGGTTGTCGCAGCAGCACTTAGCAAGTTGAGAAGCGAGGTTGCAGTCGCCCTGCTGGAGTGCGTTGATGACCTGGAGGAAGCCCATGCCGTTGGCACTTGCCAGATTGCTGATAGCAGCCTGTACGCCCATGACAGCTGGAAGCACAGTGTTATAGTTCTGACCCATTGACGAAGCGAGATTCTGAATGGCTGCACGGCTGGCTGCACCCTCTGCTGTAACGGCCTGCAGAGCCAGTGCGCTGTCCACGTTCGGGCAGTTGCAATTGCCACAACGGTTGCCGAACTGGCCGTTTCCGAAGATGTTGGGGAAAATGCTGGCGATGACCGCGAAGCCGAGAATGTCCGTCAAGCTCGTCTGTCCGTTGTTGCCAAACAGACCGCCGCCGTTAGCTACTGGGAGGATCATTCCTCCGTTCTGATTGCCCCCATTCTGGGGAAGCTGAATAATTTCACTTGGCATAATGCTTAGAAATTAAATTGTTAAACTTATACATACGGCACTTTGCCGTACAATTATCTGTTGATTTGTTGTCTTGGGTTTACTCAAACATCAATGCTCTCGGCAAACTCGTTGTAAGCCTTGAACTCGGCATATTCCGCTGAGTCATACTGCAACGTGGCCTTCAGCACCTTGGCGAGAGTCTTGCGCAGGATTTTTGTCTCGTCGCCGTTGGGGTGAATCTCGCTGATGACGGAATCCTTCACCTTGTGCGGGTCGCGGGCGTCGGACACCTGATAGATGTCGTACTGATACTCCGTGCGCTCTTCCTGTGTCTCAGGGTCGGTCACCTTGACCTCGCGCTCGTTGGTGAACACCTCACCGCTGTTGTCGCCGGTGAGTTTGTGCAGGCCGAGTGCCTGCTTCTCGGGGAAATTGGCTGTGTACATAATCGTTGTTATTTAGGGATATTGAATTGTTTGCGTATCATCTCTTCTTCCTCGGCATCGGTATATACCGTGCCGTCGTAATAGAAGCCGCTCCAGTCGTGTACTATCTTCATGTTGCGCAGGGGAATGTCATTCCGTGTCTTGGTGTCGAGATACTTGCATATCTTCTGTGCGCCCGTCGAATAGACTATCAGTCCCAGCCCGTCGGCAAGTGCCTGAATGTGATAGTAACTGTCGCAGTCCTTCTGGTTGCTGCTGCGCTTCTGGAAGTCAACGATGGTGTGGGGGATGCCCTCCATCGTCTCAATCTTCATGGGTCGCCCGGCAAAGGGGCGACGGATTTTCTCGCTCATAGTTCTGTTGTCTTGATATTGTACTCTTTTCTTCAGTTCCTCGGTGTCGGCCACCTCGATGATTCCCTTGTACGACCCCATGCTGCGCTCACGGTGGCGAGCCTTCACGTAGCGTTGCTTCGTCTGCTGGCTCAAATGGACAAAACCGCGCCCGTACTGGTAGCCGCAGAAGATGATGGGCTGATACTCTTTGCCAGGCTTGGCATCAATGGGGCGCACATACATTGGCTTGTAGTGCAACCGCATCTGTCTGGCCCATATTCGCATGTCGCGGCGCAGGTTGTTCAGTGTCTTCTTGTCGCGGCTGAAGGCGATGAAGTCGTCGGCGAAGTTCACCAGTTCGATGCGCTTGCCGTACTTCTCCTTGGCCTTGCGGATGATGACGCTCATGTTCAAGTTGGCGATGAGATGGGAGAACGGGTCACCGATGGCGAGCTTCTTTTGGTTGAAGAGGTGCTGACGGATAACCGCCCTTGTGCGCTTGTCCTTCACCTGTCGCTCTATCAACTCCATGCTGATGACATTATCCACATGGTCGTAGAACTTGGAGACGTCGCCTTGCAAGCAGTGCGTCAGGCTTCTGTCGTTCAGCAGCACCCGCATGCGGGCCACCACCTGGTGTCGCTTGTCCGAAGCGAGCACACCGCAGCCGGGCAGTCCGCCCAGCATGTCGTCGGTCATCTGTCGCAGGATGAGTGGCTCAATGGCATCCTTTACGGCATTCTGCACACAGCGGTCTTCGTAAGGCAGCACGCTGATGTCGCGCTCCTTCTTCTTGTCGCGCAGGCGGAAGTGGCGATAGTCGCCGATGGTGTATGAGCCGGTGGCGAGTTCCGTCTGCTTGCGCTGGCAGAAGGCGTTCACGTCTGCCATAACCTCCATCACCTCACGCTTCCGTCGCTGGCGTGAGCTCTTGGCCGTGTAGCTGTCATAGACGGCAGCGTGAAGGCCGTTGGTGATGTTGTTCCATGTGGATGTGCCCATTGTCAATTATCAATTATCAATTTGCGGCATTGCCGCACAGACCTGTTGCGCCGATTTGCGGGGTTTCCGAACGCCCCGCAGCCTACCCTTTCCTTTGCTACTACTTGCACGGTCGGCTGGTGGTCTTGGCACCTTTTCTATGCGTTGTTCCGCTCTCCATCGTCAGCGAGGCTCTGCACCTGCCTCTTCATGCTCAGGTCAAAGCAATCGAGGGCTTATTGGTTTTGTCTGCGTTACAGTTGCCGAAGCCGATGTTCGAGTTCGCGTTCGAGGGCGAATTGTTGCCGTTCATCGTCAACGGAGACAGGTTCGTGTTGTTAGCGTTGTTGCCGCGCCGGAAACCACGTACACCCGTCAGTGCAGCCGCCTTATTTCAACCTCACCACCTGACGGGTACTCCGATTTCCTTGTGCGCTTTGGTCGGTGGCCTGGATTTCTGCTTCAACGATGTCGCACCGCATCTCCACACTATGCTGTCGATTCACCGTCTGAGGTTTACCCGACGAAAAAATCGAGGCCATCCCACCATCGGGATGACCTCGGTTTCAGATTTTTCCACCCGCGACAGCCTTACGGCGGTATCTTTACTCCTCCTTTCAGTCGGGGCCGCGCTGTCGCGCGGGTTTTCGTTTTCGGCCCTCGCTATCGCTCGGGCAGTTTACGTTTTCTTTTTCGGGCGGGTCACTCGCTTCGCTCGTGACGGACGTTTACGTTAGCGAAGGCTACAGCAGGTGCCGAAGCCGAGGGACGAGTTCGCGTACGAGGGCGAAGAGGAGCCGTGCAACGTCAACGGAGACAGGATCGTGAGGGGAGCGCTGCCGCCGCGCCGGAAACCACGCACACCCTTCTTACCTGTCGGTGCTGCGCCGCCCGTGAACCAATTATACTTGCCCACGTAGGTATGCAGCGCACCACCGGTCTTCAGGGCGTTGGTGCGAGGCAGCATGAATGCACCGTCGAGATAGTCGCGGGCATAGCCTTCGCCTGCTGCCACCTCCAGCACCATCGGGTAGCGATCTTCGAAATCAAAGGTGCTCTCTACATCGATGTCTCCGCTGACTGTCTTGAGCAGTTCGGCCTGGTTGCGCTCCAGGAAGCAACGGTAGTTGCGGTTCTCGTCCTCGGTCATCACCAGTCCGCTGACCCACCACGATGGCGACACTTGGGTGGTCACGCCGTGGAGCAGAGCCGTGGAGAAGATGAAGTCGATACGCTTGCCAGTGAGATGCGTAGAGCCGTCGGCGGGGTCGATAGCGGCATTTGTGAACTGAGAAGAGAGCACCTTCCACACCACGCAGGTCATCTCGCCCTGGCCTGGGCCACGGAAGCCTGGCACGGAGCGATACTTATACTTGTTGCCCTCGAAGACAAACCACTCCAGCTCTCCCACTCCCTTGCGCACGGCATACGACACAGCCCTGTGAGCCTCCATCACGTGCCACGGATTGCGCCAGTCGTTGACCATCGCGCCCGTATATTGATTGGTGATGCCGAAGGCATTGTTGACGTTGAGATTGAGGTACACGAGGTTATCCTGGCCGTTGACGTAGCGCAGGCCGTTGCGGGCTTCCGAACCGGCTGCCTCAAACACGGCGGCGTTGGCTACATCGTTGCTCGAGAATCCGCTGCCCATGAGCGTGGCATTGTGGGCATCGAAGGTGCCACCTTCTGCGAGCAGCAGAGCCTGGAGATTGTTGCAAGCCTCGGCGGTCTGGTTCATGAATGGCACGGTCTTGGTGGTATCGGGGTTCATGTTCATCGCCCGCTGCTCGCCGTCTGGCAGGCTGAGGTCAGTGGTGTGCAGACCACCTGCGCCGCCCAGCAGGGTGGCCTCCGAGTCGTATTCCTCGGTGATGGCTCCCGTTTCCTCGTTCTGATGGTAGATATACTTTCCGACCATCGCCACGGGGGCTGTATATGAGCCGTTCCAAGCTGGGTTATAAACGGAGTGCATGCGAGTCACGTTGTCGGAGTCGAGATGTGCCACGCAGTAGTCGGGCGACATGCCGCCACGGTCTATCTCCTCGGCATCGTAGCCGTGCCATGTGAACGGCTCGCGTGACATGAGGAACACGTCGTACTCCTGCCCCTCCACGGTGAAGTGGCCTGCGAGACGGTAGTACTTCTCGATGTTGCACACCATCACATCGCCCTCCGAGCCGTCGATGGCGTGCTGATTGCCCGCAAGGTCGAGGGCATGGCCTGTGCCGTCCTCGTAGCCCAGCTTCTGTAAGACGAAGAGAACCTTGCCTATCTGGTCGTCGTTGCCAGAAAGCTTTGTGCCTACCAGACAGGGGTAGAAGATCGAGAATGCCGACTCACGGCTAAAGCCTCCCTCCTCGTTGAACTTGTAGTGACGGTAGCTCAGCGCGGGCGATGACGAGCCGGCCACGCGCACGTATCCCTCGGCCAGCGTCTCGATGTCGGCCACCACGGCCTGAAGAGCGGAGATGGCATCGGCATTGGTCTTCTCGGCATCTTCTGCGCGAGTCTTCTCGGCAGCCACGGCATTGCTGATAGCCGTGTTCATCTGCGTGGTGGTGCTATAAGACGTAAGGGCTTGGGCAATGGCGACATTCATCTGTGCTGTCGTCGAGTACGAAGTCAGTGCGGTGGCGATGGCGGATGATACCTGTGCGGCGGTCTGTTTCTGTGCCAGCAGGTTGTCCACTTGCGTCTTGTTGTAGTATGACTCCAACGCCGTACTGATGGCTGTCGAAATCTGTGTGGCGAGATCTGTAGCCGTTGGCAGCGCGTCGAGCTTCGTCTTCAGGGCCGAGGTGAAGTCTTCGGTGGAGAGCTGTTTGCCGCTCACCTTGTCCACCTTGTTTGCCAGCAGATTGTCTGTGGCGGTCTTGGTGTAGTAGGCTGTCAGTGTGCTGGTGATGGCCGTACTGATGGCGGCGTTCATCTGCTCGGTAGTAGAATAGGGTTCAAGCGCGGTGTTGATGAGAGTCTGCACCTGCTCGGAGTTTACGAATGCCTCGATAGCCTCCTGGATGGCGGCGATGGCTTCGGCATGCTGCGGCACGAGGTTCAGTCGCTGCTGCACCTGTTCGCCGGTAAGGGTCAAATCGAAATCTGCCATAATTCTTATGATTTTTTAGTTACTAATTATTTTTCAAAACACGGAGCCGGAGACCGTTTACGTCGCGGAAGTAGTTCTGGAAGATGTCGCGCAGATAGCGGAACAGACTTCGCTTATCGCTGCGGAGCGTGCGCTCATAGGACACGTAGATACCCTGATAGATACCGCCTTCGTCGCGCATCATCTGTGGCATCCTCGGACTGGTGTTCACGAAGCACAGCGGCTGCTGTTCCTTCTCCGTGCGGTAGCCGTCGGCATAGTCACTGTCGGGCACGTCGTAGGCACATTCCACCGTCACCACGCCCACCATGTCGTTCGTCGGGAACGTAAAGAACCAGTTGCCCTGCTCGTCCATCAGCATCTCCGACTTCTGTATCACGAGCGTCCGTCCCTGCATGCCCCATTTGAGGGTCAGCGTAAACGGGTTCTCTGACATGGAGAATCCTTCTCGCTCGATGGCGATGCGGTACTTTGCCTCCTCGCCCTGCTGGATGATATTCTTACTGTTGATCATATCTAAGATACTTTATTACTCACTTGTTTTGCCGTATCGGGTTTACTGCGGAATCCGTTCTTCAGCAGGATAGACCCTGAGAGCCTTGTCGCTACTGTCGCGGAGCGTTAGCAGGTTCACGTCGCGGAGCGTCAGCATGCCCGTCTGCTGCACGATGGTTACTTGTGCCGAAGCCCGCCCGTCTGCCGTCCGAAGAGTGATAGTCTGCTGGCGGTCACTGCCCAGATTGTCGGTGGTAGAACGAACGGTAACGACTCCATCACCCTGTCCTTCGTAGGTCAGGATGATGTCGCCGTTGCCGTCGGCCCAGGGGATGGTGAGCGTCTTTGCCATGTTACTCCACAGTCCAGTTGGTGTTGCTTGTCACGTTGAACGATGCCGTCTTGTCCTGTGTAGCTGAATCCCAGTCGAGGTTGACGGTCTGCGGACTAACCTCCAGTGTCGCATCGCCTGCTGCCTGTGTGATGGTACAGGTGGCGGAGTGTCCTGCCGCATCGGTCACGATGAGCTGTGCCGTGCGCTCAGTTACCACGGGGTTCTTCGCTATGCTGGCGAACTGGATGCTGAACGGGAACTCCTGTCCTGCTCCCGGGTCGCCTGCAATAGCCGCTCCGTTGTTCGTCTGTAGGGAGTTGGCGATGTAGGTAGTGGGCAGTGCCAGCGGTAACGAACCGCCGGAAGCGAGGGCAAAGGTCAGTTTCGACGAGTTGCTGACACCTTCGATGGTGAGTACCGTCACACCGTCCTTTGAGACGGCTGCTGCCGACTGGATGGTGACAAACTCAGGCTTGCCTGCCTGAATGACCGTGCGCACCACGTCGGCAACGTTCGCTGCCTTGAAGGCAATCTGCGTCTGTCGTGGACTGCGCCCAGTGTTGTTGCTCACGGCGGTCACATCTACGGTGTCGTTGCCCGAGCCTGATGTCTTGCTTGGTAGAAGCCAATTTGCGTATGCCATATCTTTTTGATGTTGATGATTATTCAATCCACCAGTCAAGCGTTGTGATGATCTTGTACTTCACCACATTGCCTGGCGTGAGCCACTGGAGCGTCTGCGCCTGCTCAGGCTTGACCCTTATGGGCTTGTAGAGGTTGCGACGCTCATCAAGTTGCGCGTTGACCAGAATGCCGTTCGGTACGCTCCACGTTCGCGGATGTGCCGGACGTGTCAGCAGCCTAATGCCGCCACGAACTGAACCTGTGACGAGTCTTGCGCTGTTCATCCTCTGATTGATATATGTGGGTTAATGCGAACAACTGACTTGCGGAATCCGCTGGGGAAGTCTTTATCGGGAATCTGGAACGTCACCTTCACCATGAGCGTGCCAATGCCATAGTCGTTGGTGTCGATGATAACCACGTAGTCGCCCTCGTCGGTCAGTATGCACTCTGTCTTCTTGA